GTCGTCTCGTTCAACATCAGTTCACGGCATATACGAACTGAATCCCACGTCACCATAGGTCGACCGCTTTCACGCGAGACAATAGAGTCGTCAACGAATGGATTTCCTTTTTGGCTTCCCTTACGCAACCGTTCCATAACTGTGAGACCATCGTTGAATTCTCCAAAACTGAGTTTGAAATCATCAAGATTATATACATAGCTCACCAGTTCTCTGAAAAGAGGATTGTGTCTGCACTCCTCCAACTGGGCTAGAGCTCGGAAAGACCAACCATATCGATCCAACCGTTTGGGCCTCTCAAGTGAGATAAGAGAATTGAGTCCATCGACAATTGACCGCACGCCAACACCCCCGTCGAAGTAAATTTTGTTCAGAAATAAGTAGTAGTCTTCACTAATACTCTGTTTCTTGGGGTTAACAATTAGCCCAAATCTAGAGTAAAACTCCGAAATTTCACCTGCATCAACAACTCTGGAAACGTTTGTTATTAATGTATCATCCCCCATGACGAATACTCGGCCATCAAGTTCGAGATCTTGAGTCAGCATCGTTGCACACATGTAACTAACTAGGCTATCAACCAGGTTAGTAAAACCATGTCCCGAAGGAACACCGGAGTTTCGGAAGAAAACCCCATCTGGTGTCAGCAGTGGACAATTTTCCATCCTCTCAAACAACATATTAATAACGTCAGAATGATTATCAGGAAACAGATGTAATATATACTGGCGAACAGACCAATACATATCAGGACTAATATGAGCATCGAATTGTGATTGATCTATAGAGATAGCAGGACGTCCTATAGTATTCAAGGCTCGTAAAGTGTTATGCATAAGTTCGATATTCTCAAATGCGATGAAACTAACGTGTCGTCGCAATTTACTGAGTATGGGTTGAAGTATACAAGAGGCTATGATAGCGTACGGTTTAGATTCCATCCATATTACCCTGTTCTTAGATGTTGTCCTAGTCTTAGCTTGGCCTCTTAAACCTAAAACAAATGGTGTTGTATAGCCAGGATCAGGTTTAGCCAACAGACGCATCGCCCAGTCCATTATCTCCCTTTCTACAGATGAAGCACGTACCATCCAGGGGTATCCAGATGAAGTAGATCCTAACCTGAAAGTAATATCTTCACGTATTAGGGAAGGCAAATTGAGACCTTTAAGGATATCAAGACCACGTTCTCTGTCGAATGGCTTGCGGTTTGTACCGAATCCTTTAAGGGGTTCTCTCCACCAATGTCGAACTACTTTGCTCTTCGGTCCAAACGTAGGCAGTTTGCTTTGCTCATATGCTGAAAGTGCATCAGTCACCTTCCTAGTCTCTAAGATACTTGTCAACCACTCATAATGGCTGTCTCGACTCTTACCGCTGGCTGTGGGCGCTAGGATATCAACATCTGAAACTTTGCTTAACGTGCCGAAGTGGCGTTTTAGAACGTCCTGTTTCACATCGTTTTCACTAAGCTCAGTCATAACAAATACTCCTAATCTTCTTAGACAAAGTTGCATGTGAATTAATT